TATTAGAGCGTGAAGCCAGTTATGGAAGGTCTGGGTTTGCTTTGCAGTTCCAGCTTAACACAAGCTTGTCAGATCAAAACAGGTATCCTTTAAAACTTGCAGATTTAATTGTACTAAACCTCAATCCCGATGTTGGCCCTCAAAAAGCTGTATGGTCATCCAGCCCAGAATTGTGTTGCAACGAGCTACCCAATGTAGGCTTAAACGGAGACAGGTTTTACCGCCCTATGAGCATTGTAGAGCCTTGGATTAAATATGATGGGTGCGTAATGGCAATAGACCCTTCTGGTAAAGGACGAGACGAAACAGCTTATGCGGTTGTAAAGATGCTGAATGGGCAGTTGTTTTTGGCAGAAAGCGGGGGATTATCCGAAGGCTACACTCCAAAAAGTTTAAGCACTCTTGCCGATGTTGCGAAACGCCACGGAGTCAATCACACCATTATCGAAGAAAACTTTGGTGGTGGAATGTTTACCAGCCTCATCAAGCCTGTGTTCGCCAAAGTGCATCCTTGTCAAATTGAAGAAGTTCGCCACAGCAAACAAAAGGAAGCTCGAATCATTGATGTTCTTGAGCCTGTTTTTTCTAGTCACAAGTTCATTGTCGATGCCGAAGTAATCCGAAAAGACTACCAAGAAGCTGATGCAAGAGGTTTAGATACTTATTTAAAATACAGCTTGTTTTATCAAATGAGTCGCATCACTCGTGATCGAGGAGCATTAAGCAACGATGACAGGCTGGATGCATTGGCTATGGCCGTGCAGTATTGGGTTGAACAAATGGGCAAAGACATCGACTTGGCTTTAAGCGAGCAGAAAGAAAGAATGTTAGACGAAGAACTAGAAAAGTTTAAAGACAGCGTTTTTGGTAAAAAGTCCAAAAGAAGCGGTTGGCTAAGCTCGCTAAAGAGGTAAATTTGATTGCAAAAACTGCTTCTTTTGTGTAAGAAACGCCCTATATATGTCCGATTACACCCTAGACCCAGCCACAATGAAGTGGAGTCGCAACTCTGAGCTTACCAAAATAACGCCTATTTCCAGACCTCCAGCCCCAACACAGCCAGAAAAACCTTCTACAATGCCCTCCAATCAGCCAGAACCAGCCCTAGAAATTAAGATGACAAGCGATCAAGTAGATTCCCTTACCAAGACCTTAGAAACCGCTACAAAAGCCATTATGGGCTATGAGGGTGTAGGAACGATTCAAAGTGGCCGTAAAGAGACCTACGGCTTCCGTGAGGGTAATGCTGGGTATCAAGAGGTCACTAATGCAGTAACCAAGTATGGGGCAGGTAGCAAAGAGGCTACTAATGCTGTTGCAGACCAGCTTAAAGGCAAGCTACAAGCCGTAGGGCTACCCGATATTGCTGATGCAGGTATGATTGCAAGCATCCTTTCGGTAAGTCATATGCGTGGAGAATCGGGTGCTAGAGCCATCCTTAACGCTGTTGGAAGCGGTTCAGAGAAGATTGAGTATTCTCGAAAAAGTCTAGACCCTGTTGCACTAAAGAACCTGCAATCTATGGGGGCTAGTGAGTTCCACACCAAGCTAAGACAAGCTAGAGAGCTTTATGATAAGACCCATTACTGGAACAGAACAGACAGCATAAAGCTACCCAATGGTAACACACAAACAGGCAGGTGGGGTGACTTGTTTGGGAACGGCCTTATCAGACGCTATAACGATGAGTATTCAACCTTTAGAAAACTAAGTGGTGTGTGATTCACTCTGCTCTGTTGATACTTATGGTTATGTTTGTAATAGCCCTATTGTGGACACAAAACGAAAATAAGTAACACATACTCAAAGCGGGGTATAAAGGTGTTGTTAGTCAATGATTTATAGCTGTGAAATGGCCTAATTGTCTGATGTATTAGATAGGGAAGGCGAATTTTTATACAGGGAGTTTTTATAGCCTTCTAAGTGATGGGGGGATACAGGGGGGTTTATTAAGCTTATAATTAGTTTTATAAATCATAGATATGTAATAGGTTATGTATTTATAATAATAATTGGATTTGTTTAATAATATTTAATAATAATAATCCTTATTCTAAACTAACTAGATGTATTATGTATGAATAACCAAACCATATTACATATAGATTTGACAAAGGTAACTTATATATTTATTTAAATAACTTATGCCTACACCTGCTAGTGGAAAAAAGTTTGCCAAACTGATTATTAATAAAAAGACAGGTCGCACGAACAAGGTGAGTTATGGTGCTAAAGGTTACACAATATCTGCTGGCACAAGCAAAGGCGACAGCTATTGTTCGAGAAGTTTAGGACAAATGAAAAAGTTTCCAGCTTCTGCTAAAAATCCAAACAGCCCACTCCGATTAAGTAGAGCTAAATGGAAGTGTAGTGGAGCAATAAGCAGAAAGGCTTAAACAATGAAAAAAGGTCTCTATTACAATATGAACAGACGCAAAAAGCTTGGCATTAGCCGTAGTAAAAAGAAGTCCACCATCGACTTGAAAATCTATAAAAAGATGAAGAACAAAACTGGTGGGTTTGCTGAGTAATATATGTGTGCGGTATTGAATAATGCTCCTGCTGTTCGGGATAGGGTGTATTCAGAAATCGTTAATCAAGCCAGAGCACGAGGTCTTGGTCAGCCTCAACAATCACAAACGCCCTCTGCTCCTCAAGCTGTAACAAGTCCTTTAACTATTGAACCAGCTTCGGCATCCACCCCAATTAGGCAACGAAGGTCTAAATTGCGTGGAGTTTCTGGTTTATCAGTTCCAACTGAAACTTCTACTGTAAATGTTCCAACTTGAAAATTGGGCCACTTATATTTGATATTATCGAATATTCCTCAAAAGAAGAATACACAAAACTAATAGGTGAAGATACTGGCTTGGGGATGTTCGGGGTATGCCAGACCTATCCAAAAACTCGCATCTTACTAAACAGCTTGCAGGATGAGCAAAGCAAGCAACTGACCTTGCTACACGAAGTCTTGGAAGCTTTGAACTTCCTCTATCATCTCAATCTAAAAGAAAGAGACATCAAGACGCTAGAAGCAGGACTTGGACAAGTGCTTAAAGACAACCAAGAGTTTACTAAGAAGTTTATTACCTGCTAGTGCTACTAAAATAAGTGGATGAGCCTACCCTAGTGGTGTAGGTATTTGGGCCATAGTAGCTGTTTCCAGACTTAATAGTAACACCGCCTTCACCATAATAACGGCCACCTACATAAGTGGTAACGCCTGTGTCATCGTAGAGTCTGTTTCCAACGACTTTAACAACACCTCTGGAGTTCTGGGTAACTCCGATGTATTCATTCCAATCTTGGGCTAGGGTTACAGAGCAGGTTAGGGTCAGTAGTAGTAATAGTGTTTTCATAAACATAAGTATTAGCCAAGCCGTAGAGTTAGTCAATAGGGTCACAACAAGTAGAAGCAGGGCTAATAACGCTGATAAGGGCTTCTTTTTGTTTATAGGCAGTAATTTAAAGGGGGTATTATGCGTATAATAGGGGGGCTTGGGGGATGCCATAGGGGTGTGGTAGGGGGTCATTAGGAGGCATCTAGCTTGCCACAAGGTTGCTGTTGGATGACAAAGGGTTAATAGGGATTGATTAAGGTTGGGCAAGAAAGGCTATAAGAGGGCGGGTCTTTTTATTGGGGTTGTTAATTAGATCGTTAGAGATACCAAGGGGGTTGGTATAAGGTGGCAAAAGTTTTGGCGAAAAAATCTGAAAGGGTATATCGTGAATTACCTGTGCGTTTTTACCCCCATCGTCCGTTTCGGTTTTCTGGCAGGTTTTTTAGTTTGGTTGCATCATAAACGCAACACGGGTCGAGTTGAGATAGTATTGGGCAAACATTGGGCAAGCTGGGGGTATCAAACAGAGAAAGAAATGGATATGAAAACCTTTTTCGGTATTGGTGAAACCAAAAGGCAATCGGGAAACAGTAACGGCCTAAAAACTATTTGCTTAAACGGCGATTGCGAGCGAAAAAGATTTATTCGTTTTTGAATTATCTTATGCAATTTATATTTAACTTAGTTAGATATTAATAAAGTTTATATTTAACCTAGTTAAGTATCTTAAAATCATAAGCCTTTCAACTAAGCCCATTAGCTTTTTTAATATGCCCTTTAATCGCTTTTGGATGCTCTTTAAAATCGTTTTGCTTTTTTCTGGATAAGGGACAGCGGGCAAATAGAAAAACGGCTTTTTATGAATGAATAAGTTTTCTTAATTCCATCCATTAGTATATTTAATAAGTTTAGAAATAGCTTTTTTTGCTATTTACTATCTTACTATCCTCAGTATCTTAACTCTATGGAAAA